TAGTCATGCATTAAAACTATATTTTCATACTTAGATTCTTTAACTAAAACATTCTTCTTTCTTGTGATCCACATTGGTTTTTGACTTTCATCAAAGTCTACCTTACGAATATCTGGTCCATCTATACCTTCACTATCTCCACCACCAACAAATAGTATTTCATATTCTGGAATACTTAAATCACGAATGCTTTTTATAATGTGCAATAGTCTATCTTTATCTTGATATGTTGTTATTATTCCAAATGTCCATTGGATATCATTCATTGTCAAATCCTGTTGCTATAACTGTTACACGAATTTGATCTTCTAAAGTTTCATCTACTACTGTACCAAAAATTATATTTGCATCTTCATGAGCATTATCAGATACTGCAGTTGTTATTGTTGAAACTTCAGCCATTGTGATATTAGAGGATGATGCAATTGAAAGAAGAATACCTTTTGCACCCTTTAAATTAACATCTAAAATAGGGCTAGTCGTTGCTGATTCTGCTGCTTGATCTGCTCTATTCTTTCCTTCTCCAAATCCAAGACCCATGAATGCTGTTCCTGCGTTCTCCATTACACGTCTTACGTCTGCAAAGTCCACGTTAATAAACCCAGGGGTAGTAATTAAATCAGTAATAGAGGCAATACCTTTTAATAAAATAGTATCTACTTCTTCAAATGCTTCTGTCATGGTTACTTTTGGATCTAATAATGTTAATAAGTTTTCATTTGGTATTACTATAATAGTATCTACATTTTCTTTTAATTTTTCTATACCCGCCAAGGCTTTATTCATTCTTTGTTTGCCCTCAAAAAAGAATGGAGTAGTAACAATACCTATTGTTAATGCACCAACATCTTTTGCTGCTCTTGCAACTACTGGAGCACTTCCAGTACCAGTTCCCCCACCCATTCCTGCTGTAATAAATACCATGTCTGAACCAAAGACTATATCTTTTATATCTTCTACATTTTCTTCTGCTGCAAGTCTTCCTTGTTCTGGATCAGCGCCTGCACCAAGTCCTTTAGTAACATTACGACCAATGTCTAATTTTATATTTGCTGTACTTGTAACTAATGCTTGAGCATCTGTATTTAATGCAACAAACTCAACTCCAGATAGTCCCATATCTGACATACGATTGACAGCGTTAACACCACCACCACCGCATCCTATGATTTTAATATCTGCTAACATGTATTAAACCTTTTTATTTCTTTTTGCTAGCAGTTGGTCAAAATCTTTAACTTTTGTATCGCCAAGATATCCCCAAGCATATCCTTGATCAATCATTGCAAGGTTTAGGTTTACATCATCAACAAATAACCATCCAAGAATTCTTCCATATTTTTCTGATGAATCCATTTTTTCAGTTTTGATAATTACAGTTTTTGCATGTGCCAATGCTTTTTTAAGCCATTCTTTTGATTCTAATCCAAGTTTCTTTTCATATAGATCTTTAGTTCTAGATTCTGGGGTATCTATGCCAGCCAGTCTAACTCTTGATGAAAATGATATATCAAACCCAAGATCAATTTCAACATCAATCGTATCTCCATCTACTACGGCTGTTACTTTTTTTACATGATATTCATACATGTTATTATTATACCTTACTTCCACAGGGTATATTCCTAATATTTACTAGGTCTTCTTCTGTTAATACCTGATTTTTTGACTCGTAAGGATACATCAAGGAGTTTGGATCATCGCTATGATCAAGTCCTATTCCATGCAATATTTCATGAAGCAGAACATTTTTATTTTTCGTAAACATAGATATATAAACATTGTCTATTCTTGCTTCATTATAACTATCCATTAATATAGTTCTTCCTAATATATTAGAATCCTTAGATCCTAAATAATATATTTCCATATGAGGTTGCTTTTTCATAGACTTTTTCCACTTTCTAAAAGTAAAATTAGATATAGTCTCTATGTATCTAATGGTAGGGATTATTTCATCTTTTTTATAGTCATCATAGACATAAAATAGTTTACAATCTCTCCATGTTATTTTACCGTGCTTATTTTCTATATATGTGTCAGCAAAAGATATTGAGGGTAGAAATGATATTACTAACGATAGTATTATTATTTTAAGTTTCACTAGTTACCCCTATATTGTCTTTCTTCATTTAAATGTTTTAACATTTTTTGAGCATATTCTTTACCTCTTAAATCATCCATAAATAATACTATTTCTTCTGCCATTTCAAATGGTTTTATATGATACTTAACATCTTGTAAATGTTCTATAAATTCTGCAAGTTCATTAACACGATAGTCTTTATGTTTACGAATCTGCACTCGCTGTTGATTTCTTTAATTGACCAGTTCTAATGCCATGTTTATATGCAAGGTTTGCTGCTTTTCTACGAGCCTTTCTAGCAGCACGTTTTTTTGCAGGATCCCATGAAGCGGCCTTGTCTGGTCTTTTGATTAAATTATAACCACCACGACTTCTTCCAGTTGCTCCAATGTTTGGTTCTTTTGGATTTTGCTTTATTGCCTTACCATTTGCTCTGTTAGTATTTCTATCAGATGTTTTCTTTTGTGCCATTACATTTCTCCATTCTCATACCTTTATACCCTTTTTTAATAATTTATATTTACTGTATGTCATAACACTAACCTTTATAATATCACTATTTTTATCTAAATAAAATTTTGAATCAGTTGTTAAAAGCACAATAGAACTTTTATCTTTTAATAAAATAACTATTGCATATTTTTCTTTTTCTTCTTGTAATTTATTTAAAGAATTTGTTTTTAAGTCTTTGTCTAAGTATAAACTGTTTTCTTGTGCAAATGATGGAAAACTAATTAAAGATAAAAAAAGTGTTAATGCTATTTTTTTCATACGTTTTCTCTATCTAATGGAGTTGGAGCAGTAACCAAAGTACCACACTCTGCACATTCTGAGTCTAGTAAATATTGCTCTATATTATATTCTTCATCAAATGTAACTAAAACTTTAAATATATTAGTACCACAAATAGGGCATACGCTTGTTGGTATTCCTCTTGCGTTTAATGACATACTTCTTCTTTCTTAAATGCTCGTAAATTCCTGGTTCTGTAAATACCATCATACCTGAAAATATTCCTATTGTCAACAAAAATTCCCAAATCAATTTAACCTCTAGTGTCAGACCAAGATGCCCAGTTTAAATTAGATGTCCTAACCTTTTCTGCAAATGACATTCCACAAGTACAGGCAATATCTTTAAGCCTTTTACAATCTTGACAGTAATTTGATTCTTCACTCATATATAAATTATACCTCTTTAAGGTGTTTTAGGCAACCCACCAGCCAAAAACCTCCAGCCCTAGATCCCCTAAGCCAGATTCCCCTCAGTATTAATTTGCTTTCTTATCTACTGAGTTAAATGCATTATTGATTTCATCGATGCTTAGTCTTCCATCATCAATGAATCCTCGTGCTAGTTTTTCAACTACTGTAGCAACACCTAGAGTTCCTGCAAGAATTATTGCACTCATAGTATCTATACCAATAATTGCACCAGCACCAATAACTCCAAGTCCATTGGCTGCAAATACAGCGATTATTCTAAGTAGAATATTTTTAATACCGCTAACTGCTCCCATTGCCTTTTCGTCATCTAGTTTTGTTTCTTTTGCCATTATTATTCTCCTTCCCTTATTCGTATAGTTATTAGCCATACAAACAAGACAGTTATAATTGCATACCCTACGATAGTTTTTGCACTACCCTCGAGTACTAGCCATGCTGCGAACATACCTAGTAATGTCCACAATTGGTTTAATGTTTCTACAAATGCTTCTACTAGCCATGCCCATATAAATTTAACTACTGTCCATACTTTATTTAGTATCCATAGAATTAATTTCCAGGTATTAATAAATACCCATTTAATTGCATTCCAGATACTTGTAATAATCCAGGTAATAACTTGAGTACCTTCATTAACTACCCCAACTATTCCTTTATATATACCTTTAAGTATCTTCCAAATAAGATTAAGAACATATTTAATTACCGCCATAACCTTGATTAGAATAAACTTAACTAGGTTTATGGGTAACATAACTACGAACTTAACTGCTTTGAAGATAAACTTAAAAGGTTTTAGTATTGCCTTTATCATGTTATCCTCCTTATTTCTGCTCTTGCATTCATCTGCACTATGCTTGAAGACATTGCTACAGATCCTATTAATTGACCCACAATAACTGTTGCAACAACAACTGTTTGTGATTCCTCTCTTTCTTCTTCTGTCATATCAGCACCCAATTGTCCAAGTGCTTCTAACACTTGTCCTGGATCTGATACAAACTCTCCTAATAAGGCCCCAGGGTCTGACAGTTGCTCAAATACAACTGCAACACCTGCTTCTAATTCAACACCTTCACGGTATTCAATTATTTGATTTTCATCTAATTGTTCTAAAAATTCTAAAGTTTGCTCATCATTTAATCCTTCAATTAAATCTGCTACTGGCATTGCTTCATCTACTTCATAATTTTCAATTAATAATTCTGCAATGTTTTCTAGTTGTTCATCTGTAATTTCTTCTTCATTAACCAATAGTTCTTCAATTGCATTATCCATTTCTTCTTCAACTGCTATAATTTCTTCTATAGGAGTTGGTTCTGGTGAAGGTTCTAAAATTATTTCTATTTCCTCTTGCACTTCTTCTGGCACTTCTATTTCTGGTTCGTCAGTTGGTATCACAACAGGTTCTTCAGTTGGACCTAGATCAATTGGATCAGGATTTGGAATCTGAGTTTCTGTAGGACTTGGCTCTGGACTAGGCTCTACTGTTTCTGTAGGCGTAGGAGTAGG